AACACAGATGGAGAGCCGCAACAGTACTTGGATATACTGAAATTCCCGTTGTTTTCGTTGAGATGACTCCTGAGCAGATGAGAATTGCAACTTTAAGACATAATCGTGCAAGAGGAAGCGAGGATTTGGAATTGTCAGTTCAAGTATTAAGAGATTTGCAAGAACTTGGAGCTTTGGATTGGGCACAAGATTCTCTTATGCTCTCCGATGATGAAATCAATAGATTGCTCGATGACATTCCAGTTCCAGAAGCACTTGCAAACGATGATTATTCTCAATCTTGGGAACCGTCCGAACTCTCCGATGAAGACAACCAAATTACTGATACAAGTTCAAGACAAGTTGATGGCACTACTCACGGTGGAGAGATGATAACTGCCGCATCTTCAAAAGCTGTTGAAACTATTAAAGAAAGGCAGGCTTTAATTCAGGTTGCTAAGAATGAAGAAGAAAGAGAAATGGCAAGACAGCAAACAAAACTATATCGTGTAAGTTTGATATTTGCCAATGAAGAAGCAGAAATCATAGAAAAAGTACTTGGAAAAGAGCCAGCGTTAAAATTACTTGAATTATGTAAAAAGGAATTTAATAACGAATAATGTCTGGTAGTTGGGAACATATACCTTGGGAAAGAATGCCCGGAGAAACTGATAAAGCGTTCAAGGCTTTCTGTACCTATCGTGATCTTAGGCAAAACCGAAGTTTTAGTGCACTATTAGATAAACTTGGAAAGAAAAGTAAAACACAGTTTGCTGTCTGGTCAAGAAAGTATAATTGGCAAGCAAGGGTTAGTGCTTTTGATGATGATGAAGACAGAAAGAACCGTATGCGTCAGCAAGAAAGCATTCAAAAGATGAATGATAGGCAAGCAGGGCAGGCAGAGACTTTTCAAAGAATTGTCTTCTTGCCTGTTACTGCCTTTTCCGAAAGACTGAAAAAAGATAAAGATAATAAAACACCCGCAATTGAAGATTTGAATAAACTTTCAACTGTTGAATTAATTGAACTGATTATTCAAGTAAGTAAATCCTTTGGTAATTTGGTCAATATTGAAAGGATTGCTCGCGGTGTTCCAACTGAAATCGGACGTAATGAAAATACTATTTTGCTTGAAAACAAAAAAGATAAGTTTGGAGAATTAGTAGCAAATGACGAAAAAGCAACAAACGCTCTTCTTGAATTCCTCGACGCCGTGGGAAATACTCAAAACAGCAAGCCCGGCGACAATGGCGATGCACATAACGAAGGGACGTTACCAGATAGCTCCGCACATCAACATCTTGAACAAGAAACTTCTTGATGTTGCAGGAGGTCGGATAAAGCGACTTATAGTTAATATGCCTCCAAGACACGGTAAATCTGAACTTATTTCAAGGTATTTCCCTGCTTGGTATTTGGGTACTTATCCCGATAGAAGAATAATTCTTGTTTCTTATGAAGCTGGTTTTGCTGCATCTTGGGGTAGAAAAACCAAAGAATTACTCGAAGAACACGGAGAAGATTTATTCGGAATTAAATTAAATAGACTCTCAAATTCTGCATACCGTTGGGATGTTTTAGGGAAAGAAGGTGGACTAAACGCAACAGGTGTTGGTGGTGCTATTACTGGTAAGGGTGCTAATGTTTTAATTATAGACGACCCTGTTAAAAATGACGAACAAGCTAATAGTAAGACATATAGAGATAAAACTTTTGATTGGTTCAGAGCAACTGCATATACAAGACTTGAGCCAGATGGAGCTATAATTGTGATTATGACCAGATGGCATTTCGATGATTTAGCAGGTAGATTAATAAACGATTCTGATTCAGATGAAAAATGGGAAGTTTTAAGTTTTCCTGCTATTGCAAAAGAGAATGATGCTTTGGGTAGAGAGGAAGGTGTACCATTATGGGAATATAGATACCCTGTTGATAAACTAAACAAAATCAAAAGCCAGATTGGTTCTTACTGGTTTTCTGCATTATATCAACAACAACCAATTGCTACTGAGTATCAAATATTCAAAACTGAATGGTGGAATGAATATTCAGACCTGCCAAGCTGTTCTTTACTGATTCAATCTTGGGACACAGCTTTCAAAGAAAAAGAGCAGAATGATTTTTCTGTGTGCACTACTTGGTTACTATCAGAAAAAGGATATTTTTTAGTTGACTATTGGAGGGCAAAGGTATTATTCCCTGATTTGCAAAGACAAGTTGTTATGCAATATCATAAGCACAACCCAAATGTAGTTTTGATTGAAGATGCTGCAAGTGGTCAAAGTCTAATACAAGTTCTGCAACGTGAAACAAAGATTCCAATTAAACCTATTCAGGCAATCAGGGACAAGGTTACAAGGGCACACTTGGTAACACCACTAATCGAATCCGGAAAGGTTTACCTTCCGAAAAACGCACAATTTTTAGCTGACATCGTTAATGAATGTTCTGAATTCCCTTATGGCAATCACGATGATATAGTTGATAGTATCACACAAGCATTGGACTATTTAAGAAGAAGAAGTTCAGGAGATAAATCACTTTCATATCTGAGCAAGTTAAGCAAAAAGCAAGATAATTATTTTACTAATTATTGAGAAATTTAAAATGGGTTTAATCAATAGAATTAGGAATATGTTTTCAGAAAAAAATGATACTGGCAAACGACCATATCCTCTTGGAGTAATAGCCACAAGGCAAGCATTTCTCTTTAGTGCTTTAAATGAATTGCTTCCTAATCCTGATGTTATACTTCAAAAGAATAATGAAACTCTGGAGACATACAAGAATTTTCTTTATGATGCACACGTATCAAGTTGCGTTCAATCGAGAAAAGCAGGAGTTTTAAGTTTGAATTGGGAGATAAATAGAGGAGGAACAAAAAGTACTGAATCGGAGTTTATTGAAGAAATATTCAATAGTTTAAACCTAAGGCAAATAATTTCGGAAATGCTTGACGCTCCTTTATTTGGATTCAAACCAATTGAAATTTATTGGAGTGAAGTAGAAAGTAAAATTGTACCCAAAGAGCTCAAAGGAAAGCCGTCTTGGTGGTTTGAGTTTGATAGTAACAATATGCTTAGATTTAAAGATAGAAACAAACATAATGGAGTTTTGCTACCAAATAAGAAGTTTTTATTACTTCAACATAATGCCACTTATGATAATCCTTACGGTGAATCTATCCTTGCCAAGTGTTATTATCCTGTTATTTTCAAAAAAGGTGGAATGAAACTTTGGTCAGTATTTACTCAGAAGTATGGAATGCCATTTCTTCATGGTAAAATTGGGCTTGGAAAAGGACAAGAAGAAGCTTATGAGTTATTCAATGTATTGGAGAAACTACAACAAGACGGAATTGCAGTTACTGAAGAAGAAGTCAATATTGAAATTATTGAATCATCTAAAACAAGTTCTGCAGATGTATATAAGAACTTACTTCATTTTTGTAATGCAGAAATCTCTAAAGCGATACTCTCACAAACTCTAACAACCGAACAAGGAGATACTGGTTCTTATGCTATGAGCCAAACGCACTTGCAAGTAAGGAAAGATGTAGTTGATTCGGATAAACAACTTGTAGAATACTGGCTAAATAAGCTGATTGAATGGATTATTGAATTCAATTTTGAATCGGTATCAGAAATTCCACGCTTTGTTATGTATGAAGAGCAAGACGTAGATATGACTTTGGCACAGCGTGACCAAACACTTTCATCAACAGGGCAAGTGAAGTTTACAAAAGAATATTTCAAACGGAACTATGGATTCAAAGATGATGAAATAGAAATTTCATTGGAACAAACAAAATCAGAATTCTCCGAACTTGATAGAATCAGAGAGAAGCCAGCTTTTGATATTTCTCAATTTGATGAACTTACTCAATCGGTCTTAAAACCAATACTTGAAATGATAAATGAAAGTAAGAGTTACAATGAAATCCAAGACAAAATAATTGAAATGTTCCCGGAATTAGACACTAACTTACTCGAAGACTATTTAGCAAAAGGTATTTTATTAGCAACTGGGAGTGGTATTATAAGTGCAAAGTGAGAAGTACATAGTAGAATTTTTCAAAAGCACCGGGAAAATACCTAAATTAAGTGGTTTTCGTTTTGAAGATCCATTTCAAACTGCATTCAAATTGCCACCTGAAAGAGCAATAGAGTGGCTAAAACAAAGAGGTAAGAATCTTAAAATATCAAGCGATTGGGATGAACTTGATGCAGAAGCACACGACAAAGCTTTTACTGTTGCAAAAGTTATGAGTGCCGATATTCTCCAATTGATTTATGATTACGTTGAAAGAGCAAAATCAGAGGGTATGACTTTGAGACAGTTTCAAAAATTATTGTTACCGCGCTTAGAAGCAGCTGGTTGGACTGGAGCAACTCCGTCTCGGCTTAAAGTCATCTATGATACAAATATGCAAATGGCTTATGCTCATGGCAAGTATCGTCAGCAAAAACTTATTGCTCATATTTATCCTTATTGGAAATACACTCAGATTCAAAGACCTACAAAAAGACATAATCACAGCTTACTTCACGGTAAGGTTTTTCGGCACGATGATCCAATTTGGGATTTGATATACCCTCCTTCAGGTTTTGGCTGTAAGTGTTCTGTAACACCTATTAAAGATGGAACTAATGCTGAAGAAGGAAATCATTTTTTGAACAACATACTTAACATAGATGATTTTACATTGAAACCTGTAACTGCTTGGAATGTAGAAACTGAAAATTATACACTTAATATCAAGAATGGCTTGTTGAAAATGATAAATCAGAAGCAAAATGACACTATTCAAGCACCAAAAGACAGAATGGCCGCATATAAAAACGCAGATAAGGTTTTGAAAAACTTGGACAGTTCAAAGGTTAATACTTTTATCAATGAAAACTTTGACAAAGAATTGACTTCGTTTTGTAAGCAACAAAAATTAGATTTCAATGTTGTTAAAGCAAATATGGACAAATTTGTTAGAAGATTTAATGAATTATGCTTATCTCCAGAAGTAAGACTGCAGATTTGTATATCTCCGATGAAGTTAGAGAAGTTATTTGAATCAGATGAAAAGAGATTTAAGCAAAAATTGGAAGTAGTTGAAAAAGATGAATTCAAAAGAGATAAATGCGAATTAGAGACTTTAAAAATAGGAAGAACATCCGAGAAACAGTTCAGACCTATTTATGGAGCTTTATGGGATAGCAATATTGAACTTAAAAACAATATTCTCCTTGCTTATGGCTCAACAATAGTTGTTCTTAAAGATGATAAAAAACGTATGTCTTCTTTTACTGCTGGCGATACTTTGGGAAATGGTGGTGCAGGATATAGAGGAGCATTCAGAATTGGAGAAGCAACAGCAGAAAAATTGTTCTCCAAAAAGGGTGGCAACAATTTAACATTAATAAAGGAATCAATCTTAGGATTGGAAAATATTGGGGATAGTTTCAATTTGTTAGAAGCACGTAAGTTTTTAAATTTAAATGGTTTTAACTGTGATTATTTTGAAGCACAAATTCTTGGTCAAGTTTTAATTGATGATATTGAATATGTTACTGGCGAGATTACTTCTGAACTAAAAATATTATGCGAACAAAATCAAATAAAAACTAAATAAAAGGATATATAAATGAAAGTACCGGCAAATGAAATAGAATTCTTTAACAAGCCAATCCAAATTGGAAATAGTATTAATGATGAAAATGCTAAGCTCTGGCAAATTGGAACAGACAAGTATAATACAAAGTATGTGTGTTTTACTGATAAAAATAGAACGGAATTTCCAAAGCAAGATTCAGAAGGATATTATCCAACTCTTGAAGAATTCATCAAATTCGATCCTGATTGGAAATTGTTTTAATTGAGAACGGGGTAACCAATGCTTCAAAGGGAAATTCAAAAAAAGTTATTTGATACTTTTCAAAAATATCAAAAACATTTTGATGACCTTACACCTGTACTTGAAGTAGTATCGGCACTAATTGAAAGGGCGATTTCTGAAAATTTTGATGCTCGTGGTCGTTGGGATGGAAATGAAAATGATATTACTATATTTTCAGGTGGTTCTCAGAAATGGAAAGCCTTAGCAACATCCACAAAGGAGAAATACCAAAGACTTGGTTGGGAATTAGAACCTACATTGAATCGCTCGAAAGGTCTTATGTCAACAATTGAGGTAAGACCACAAGGCAAATCATCAATAGTAATATCAGCAAACTCTCCTTATGCTACCATTCATCAATATGGTGGAACTTTAACGCCAACAATTCCGATAACCTCAAAAATGCAAAAGTTCTTCTGGGCAAAGTATTATTATACAGGATTGGTCAATTGGAAAGCAATGGCTCTCACAAAAAAGAAAGAGCTGAAACCCACTATTAGAATTCCAGCTCGACCTTACATTACTTTGACCCAAGAGGATTGGGAGGAGATAGTTGAGTTAATGTTAAAAACTTACTAATAAATTATTTGATTTTAACAAACTTTTCTACAATCCCGCCAACTTTAACAAAGTAAACTCCAGAACTGAAGGATGAAATATCAATAAAATAATTTCTGCCAAAAGTAAAATGATTAATCAAGGGCAGAGATTCTATTAAAACTCCCATTACATCATAAATCTCGACGTTTTTATCGTCTAACTCACTATTTAATTTGCTAAAGTTTATTGCAATATAGTCATTAGCCGGAATTGGTGTTATTATTAAAGTATTGTATGGAAGGACACTTTCCTCTACAGATGTAATCGGATCTGCCACAAATCTGAATGTATCTATATCCTTATCAATATTTATATTATAAGCCCACGGAGTAAATTTGTATTCTTTGCTATATGGGATTAGTTCATAAGTGCGTTTTTGTTCAATTTTGGGGAATAGGAATTTGCCGTCTGCTGTACTTATAGTGGTGCTATCGCCAATGGTGAGTGGTATATCTTTTAATCCATCGCCTCCACTTGTAACAATTTCTCCGCTGACAGAATAAAAAGTACGTAAATCAATTGCATTGAAATCTATTCCACCCGTATCACTTGTTAAATCTAATTCATATTGAACAGGAGTATAATCAAAGGGTTTGTAATAATATTTGGGATTTGCACCGTCAAAATATTTATTCAATGCCTTTACAGTATAATTCCCTTTTTTTAACCTTGTAAATTTATAATATCCGCTTGAGTCAGTCATTGTTACACGATAGCCAAGGACAACCGGTACTCCCGGCTGTCCTTTTGTTCCTTCCCACACTCTACCGCTTATAGTCAAGGTATCTTCCGATTTGGGAGCTAAATTATCTTCTATCATTCTAAAAATTTGTCCATGATATGTTGCAATTATTGGAATGCTACCTGCATATCTCACCTTCATTGTTGCTGGTTCACCTAAAGAATCAGGTAGTTGTCTTTCATAAATCCAGGATTCTCCTCCGTCGTATGTATAAACGATTTTACCAAATTGGCCTACAGCAATTCCAGATAATGAATCTTTAAATGAGATTGACTGCAATCCAAATTCTGGTGGTTGATGATCGGTTCGGTTAAATTTACTATCGTCAGAATATAAATCCAAAACCCTTCTCCAGGTCTTTCCACTATCAGAACTTTTGAATATGGCATCGTTACCGGAACCACCACTTAATCCGTCACTTTTGCCACAAGTATAGATGTATTTTTTATCAAGGATGAACATATCATCTGTACCGGCTCCTGTTCGTATCATGTTCAACTTATACTCAAATGTATTAATATTGAATTCGCAAAAAAATGTTCCACGAATTCCACGTGCATTGACAACTATGCAATTAATTATACTATCATTCTTGAAAATAGGATAACGGTATGATAAACGAGTTGAATCATCTTGTTTATGAAATTTTGTATATGTTTTCCATCTGTCTTTTGTTACCAATAGGAAAAATGTATCAGGTACTATGAAGGCATTTGTAATTACACCAACATTATTATCGAACATAGAAAATCCATCATAATCTTTTAAAGAGTCTATACTTATTGTATCTATTGAATTACCTTTATCTTTGATATGGTACATAAATGGATAATACATAGAGCCATCCCTGAAACCTAAGAAAACATTGTTACTATCAATACACTCCATACCTATGTCCTTGCTGTATAAATTAGTGGCATACATCAAATCCCAGGTTTTGCCTTGATCTCTTGAGGTGTATATATACTTAAAATTTGTACCTGTGCTTAAAAATATATTTACATAGTTTGAATCAGTAACCTCAATTTTTATGGGATGCTGACCATATACATTGTGTGTTAATTCCCATTTATTTTGAGAATACATCACTGTTGATATTAGAATCAGATAGATATATGCCACAATTCTCATAATTACCCTTTGCACCTACTTAACAATTATTAATTTATCTGTTTTACTGCATATCCCGTTTAATTCGGCTTGAATTATATATATACCGGAATTTAAGCCATATAAATTAATTGTAAATTCGTTATATCCTTTGATTACATTTATATTCTCTTTTAGCAACAATTGCCCGGTAATTGAAAAAATTGAAATTGAGAAGTTATTGCTATTGACATCACTGTCAAATATGCAGTTCAGAGCATCATCATTGAGATAAGTTAAAAGTTTGCAGTCATTCTTAACCATAATTTTGTTTGTTGGCTCATAAGGTACTGCTCTTTTGCCGAAACCGAAATAAGGTTCACTTGTCAGAATGTCAAGCCAATCACATCTGTTTATACAAGGTATATTATAACCGGCCACAATATAACTTGCTGATGAACTACCGCCTGATGGGTCGCCAATTGGATTACCACCACCAAATCCACCAATAAAAGGGTCATAAATAAAGAGACTATCCTCAATACATAAATTTGGATTAGTTTCACCTTGTAATGTATCAATTGTAATATATTGGGGAGGACCAAAGTATCTGCAAACTCTTAATCCAATAGAACAGCAAACAGTATCACATGGAACATACCTCTTCTTAGGAGTATGATTTAAATCACCTCCAAATAAATCGAGACTTGATCTGTACTCAGCCCAGCAAGATGATATTGAAACTCTCCAGGTTTCGTCACAAAGCGAATCTATGACATCCTCTGCTTTTGGATCAAATCCCATATTGTTGTCATAAATTGCTTTCAGAATAATTTTCTTATGTATATCAGCCATATTACCCAAACAAGGATTGCAAGCTAAGGAGTCTCCAACTGTGTTGTAAACTTCTATTTCTGTAACCTGAAGTTCTTGTTTTCTCGGTACTTCACAATTATTAGTCCTTGATATATATTTACCCTTAATAAAGCAGTTTGGGCATCCAGCAAGGGGTATTGTTAATGAATCAAGTTTCCATTCCACACTGTCGCACCCTGATTTGCAAAACTTCGGCTCGCTCTGAATTGGACAGTAGGAATGTTTAATGATAATACAAGAATTAGTGTCAGCAAGGTTCTTTTTGATTAAGATTGTATCTGTTCTTGCTGTGCCGGCAGGAATACAAAAACTGTAAGTTGCTTTCCCATCAGTTATAGCACGATTTGTTGACCCCATTTTATAAAACTTATAGCAATTATAGAATGGCGGAATATCAATATTAAAAGTAATTTGACACGACCCTTCAGGACAGCTTTCACCAACACCACCTGGAGTTGTTACCACATCAATCCAATCTTTTGATATTTCAGCGTCAGGACAATCACAGAAACAACCTTCAGCATTAACATCCGGAGAATTGCATACAATTTGACCATCCTCATAAGCAAAAATGAATTTATCATTCGAATTGCTATCACATAATAGTCTGTTAAATGTTAATTTTCCATCATTGTAATTATATGAAATACCTTCAATACTATTCAATGATATTCCAGTATCTTCGGATGATTTGAGCAATTTCAAAGTTTCGGCAAGTTTTCGTAAGAAAGGTTTGTTCTTAGCACAACTGTCTTTTATTGTTACATTGAATGTATATGTGCAGCAACCTGATTCGGATTGTGCTTTCTCGGCTGTAATATCAAACATACTACATAAGTCAAAACTTACTTTCAACTTGAATTCGTTTCTTTCACACCCTATATTATTCAATATTCTACCTTCAGAATCATAAAAATCTAAAGCTAAAATCAGTGAATCTTTACCCTGCATATACAAATCAAATAATTCGCAACTTGTAAAACAATGAGTATAATTCAAATCTATAGGCAAATTGTCTATATAAGTATCGAAATGCAAAGTTTTTTGGTCTCCATAATTATAATAAATTCTAAATCCCTTTGGCAATTCTCCACCTGGGAATAGATTAGCAGATATTGAATCTAAGGTTAGACACTTTGTGGTGTCATTCCATGTAATATAGTCAGTAATATTGAAATTACAAGGTTCATCAACATAGTTTGTTGATGGGCATTTTTGTTTGTTGTCAAGTGAAGGCATCCAAATACAAGTGGTATCATAGCTGTCATTACTGATTTTATAAGAATAATTATTTGTTAGTACTATGCTTGAACATTCGTTACTAATATAATCAATAATATTTGAATAACTGGGGTAACAAGCATCAAGTATTTCTATGTCATCCCATAAATTAAACATGTTGTAGTAAGTTCTACTACCCATATAACCCCTATCATAACCCGGCGCACCTGTTCTGACGATCCCTATACCAATTCTTTGAGTACTGTCAATATAATCGTTGTATGTTAACTGACTGCCTGAATATCCAGAAAAATCAGTAGGTACAATTATATCGGTATTATTAACTACATCCCTTATTCTGACTGTTAGCCTAATTTGATTATAAGGGTCAGCACTCTGATCTTTAGGATTATATTGATAATCACAGTCATAGTTTTTAATAAGCATTGTTGGTTTGATTGCTCTCCTACCAATAATGCTAAATCTATTTGAATCAATTAATAATAAATCAGAAATATTATAATTAAAAT